CGACACCACGCTTCCATGGGTGGTCGAGGGCAAGAAGCTACTGTCGGACGAAGGGTCACCCCTCTCCATTCGATATGTCAAGCGAGAAGAAGATCCCAATCAATGGGATTCTCTCCTTGTCTCGGCCGTCTCGGCCCGCCTCGCCATGGAGCTTTGCGAGGAACTCACGCAGAGCAACACAAAGCGAGAGCGGGCTACCGTGGAGTTTGAGTCAATCATGTCGAGCGCCCGCAGGGCAGACGGCCAAGAGCAATCTCCCATGCCCTTCGAGGAGGATGCCTGGATTAACGCGAGGTACTGATGCCCAAGGCTTCGTATATCCAGACATCGTTTAACGGGGGCGAACTGTCGCCCACCCTCGATGGCCGCGTGGATATCGCCAAGTACGCCACGGGCTGCTCGAAGATGGAGAACTTCTTCCCTCTCGTACCCGGCGGCGCTCTCAAGCGTAGTGGCACGCGCTTTGTGAAAGAGGTGAAGACCTCCGCTAATGCTACGCGCCTGATACCGTTCGAGTTCGGGACGACCCAGGCGTACATCCTCGAGTTCGGCAACCTCTATATGAGGGTCTACAAGGATGGCGGGGTAGTTGTCGAGGCGACCAAGGCGATCAGCGCGACGACGAACGCCACCCCCGTAGCGGTAACCACCGCAACTCACGGGTATACCACGGGCGACGAGATCTACATCCCACCCACCGGGGAATCTGGTGCAACGGGAATAGCCGCCCTGGACGGTAAGTTCTGGGTCATCACAGTCACGGGTGTGACTACATTCACACTGGATGGCAGTACGGCTCCTGGGTCTACCTCGTCTACCGGAACGTCAGCCCGCGTATTCACGCTGGTCACTCCGTACACCACCGCCTCTCTCGATGCGATCCAGTTCGCGCAGTCCGCCGATATCCTCTACCTAGCGCACCCGGACTTCAACCCGCGCAAGTTGACGCGGACTGCCCACGATGTATGGACGCTAGATATAATCGTCTTCGACTTCGTACCCTTCTCACCGACAAACGTGGACGATACTAAACTCGTCACAGCTAGCGCCGCCACCGGGACGGGTATTACCCTTACGGCAGACACGGCCCTGTTCACCTCGAGCATGGTCAACGGAGAGTTTAGGCTGGCTGAGATCATCGGCTCGAATCACGGCCAATGGGAGGGTGCATCTAACAACGATAGGTACACCGGGACCACCGTCGCAGAGATAACCGGCACGGCTTACTTCGGCGGGGATGTTTATTTACTCGATGACAAGAATAGCGAGGCGAAGTCTGGAACCTCTGCTCCGATCCACGAGACGGGCATCGAATCAGACGGTCGCTGGGACTGGGAGTATCTGCATAGCGGAGACGGCTATGTGACGATCACGGCCGTGGATGCCGATGGGTATCGAGCCACGGCCAACGTGATAAAACGTCTTCCAGCCAGCGTCGTGTATGTTGACAAGGTAATTTCGGGCGCGACCGCCGCGAACCCGGTTGTGGTGACTGCCACCGGCCACGGCTTCGAGAACGGGGATAAGGTCTGGATTCAGGATGTGGTGGGCATGGTACAGATCAACGATCTGGAGTTCACAGTCGCTGGCAAGACCACTAACAACTTCCAACTCTCTGGTATAGACGGCTCCGCTTACACGGCCTATGGGTCGGCTGGCATCGCCGTCAAACTCCAGACGCATCGCTGGTCACACGGGGCGTGGACGCCTAGCAACGGGTATCCGCGTAGCGTGACCTTCTTCGAGGATCGACTCTGGTGGGCGGGTACAGCGGGGAACCCACAGACCATGTGGGCATCCCAGACCGGCGACTACGAGAATCACAAGATCGTCGATCTCGATGAGTCGGCCCTGATCTTCACTATCAATACCGATCAGGTGAACGTCATTGAGTGGATCAATTCTGGCAAGGTGCTGACGATAGGCACGGCTGGTGGGGAGTTCATCTGCTCGGCTTCATCAGAGACGGAGGCACTCGTACCCGGCAACGTGCGGGTGGTGCGCCACTCCACCTACGGGAGCAAGGCCGCAGTCAACCCCGTCAGAATCGAGCAGTCCCTCATCTTCGCCCAGAGGTCCGGGCGCAAACTGCGAGAGTTGACCTTCGATGATGCTGTAAACGCCTATGTGGCCCCTGACATGACGGTCCTAGCAGATCACATCACCCTAGGCAGTATCAAGCGCCTCGCGTTCCAGCAGGAGCCGAATCGCCTGCTCTGGACGATGTTGGCCGATGGGGGTCTGGCGGCCTTCACCTATGACCGGGCGCAGCAGGTGACCGCATGGCATCGGCACACGGTGGGCGGAACAAATACCAAGGTCGAGAGCATTGCTGTCATCCCTCACCCGGATGGCGATCAGGATCAACTCTGGATGATCGTGAGCCGGACGATCAACGGGGCCACGAAGCGGTACATCGAGTATCTCGAGCCTGACTGGCTGCGGTCCAACGCCGTCACGGCCGCCTTCTTCGTCGATTGCGGCCTGACTTACGATGATACGGCCACGACAACGATCACTGGCCTAGAACATCTCGAGGGCGAATCTGTCACGATCCTGGCGAATGGGTCCACACACCCAAACAAGACCGTGAGCAGCGGGGCGATCACTCTGGATGTGGCGTCCTCGATTGTCCATATCGGGCTGTCCTACTCGTCCACCCTCCAGACGATGCGAATCGAGGCGGGCGCTGCGGATGGGACCGCCCAGGGCAAGACGAAGCGCATCACGAACATCGTCCTACGCCTGGATCAGACGGGTTCGGGCCTACTGTACGGTCCTACGGATACAGATGCGGACATGGACGAGTTGCATCTGCGCGACTCTCTCGACCCGATGGACGCTGCGATCCCGCTGTTTGATGGGGATACGGAGGTGCTCTCATGGCCCGAGGGATACGAGCAACTAGCTCGTGTGACAGTCAAACACACCTCACCGCTGCCTTGCACGGTCACGGCGGTCATGCCGCAGTTAAACACTCAGGATAGGTAGGTGGCAGAATGCCGGTAGAAGGATACGGACCCACACAGATCCCCCCTGGAGGCATTGGCACATACGGCCAAATGGGTCCAGGCAGTGGTACTAGGCTTCCCGGCCCCAGGTCTATTCCACCCGCAGCCGCAGCGGGTGGCCCAGGTTCCGCGCTACTCGGTGCGTCGATAGGCACCACCCTAGCCGGTTCCCTAATGAGCGGGATTGGTGCGCTTCAGCAGGGCAAGGCAACGGCTGCTGCTGCCAATTACAACGCCCTTATGGCGGAATGGGAAGGGCGCAACGAGGAAGCCCGACAGAGGCGGTTTGCCAGACGGGCACTCTCTTCTCAATACACCCAGATGGCGGGCAAGAGTGGGGTACTCGCAGAGGAGGGCGGCTGGCTCGAGCAGTTGGCTAACAACGCAAGAGAGTACGAGATCAACGCGCTCAACGCGGCCATAAAGGGTAGGAACATCGCTGCGCTTGAGAGGACACGGGCGAGGAACGCGATAAGACAGGGCAGGGCGTCTATGTTTGCGTCTGTCATCAGCGGTGTTGGCGGGGCGCTGGGTAAGGCCGCGATGGCCTATGGCATTCCTAGGGCGGGTGAATAGATGCCGTATACACGCACAGGTGGGTCGGGGCAGAAGATCCCCCAGGTTATAGCTGACCCCGCACAGGTGGGCAGAAGAGCAGGCCCGGAAGACATGGGGGGCGGCGCAGGGACGGCTGCGATAGGCGATGCCCTATCTGACGCTGGGAATCTCACGTTCCGACTCTGGCAGCGGGAGAGGGAATCCGATAAGAACCGCCAAATTGTGGATGCAACAGAGGAACTGAACAGGTTGTCTTCAGAGGTTGAATCGGTAGCCGACCACAACCAGCGCAATACCCTGTATGAATCGGGCGCAGAGGAGATCGGCAGTAGGTTCCGAGAGGGCTTGGACGGGCCATATCGTGAGGCATTCGGCCTGGAGTTCGATGGAGTAGCGGAGCGTGGGCGTGTGTCTATCGCTGACGGCGTTCGCAGGGCGTCTATACAGACTATCAATACCAACCATCTCAGTTATATCAACCATCAACTACATGAATATGGCAGAACCACAGATCTCGACCAGCGCGCAATAATCAAGAAACTAATCGTTGACAATATGGACGCGGCCCCGGAGATGGGAACCATGGGCAAGCTAGCGATAGCGGAACAAAGGGCGCGTGCCGAAGCATCGATGCGGGTAGAAGATGACCTCCTGTACGAGCAACAGACAACGCAGGAGATCATAGACGCAAACCCCGATAGTTTATCCCAACAACTGAGGGCCGCCCGGGCTGAAGGCGGAACGATGGGGGACAAGATCGTAACACGCCTGCGTGACAGGGACGGGCAAGACAAAACTATTAGGGCAGACCTAGAGGTGGCGTATTTCAAAATGCACCACGAAATGATGGGTGCTGAAGCGGAAGGATATGTCGGCGAGACAGCACTCAGGGATACTCTACGAGGAACGGAACTAAGACCAGAGCAGGTAGATTACCTGATCCGGGCAGAGCGCGAGAAGAGGACGGGAAAGTTCACGACCGATTACGCGGTTGTGAATGACTTGATTCTGAAGATAGACAGTGGAGAGATTACCCACGCCACAGAACTGAACCCATACCTAGAGAAAATTACTGGTCAGTACGGTGTCCTGTCTGGGCTGATAGCGTCGCGGGACGCTGCCATAGCCGGAGAATACGAAGGCTTTCTCAGGTATGCGAGGGAGATTATAGATCCCGCAGGTGCCCATCCTTTTGAAGCCATGGCGGGTTTACTCCTCGACGACAATGGCAACCCAGTTCAAGCCAACGAAGGGAACTATTACGCATTTGTGCAGGATTTCCGCGCAGAGTTAAAGCGAAGGCTTGAGGGATGGGAAGGCGATGAAGCTAGCTATGGGGGGACTTTGGGGGCAGAGGCGCGCCTGAAAGTTGTTCGGGACATGGTGAAGGTGGGCACTCGTGAGGAGCGGGCTGCTTTCAAATACCCAGAGGGGTCGTGGGCTGGGAATATTTCCAAGTATCATACAGATCCATTTGACCCAAGCAGCGAGAGGTCGGGGCGGGTCCCTATCGTGGTACGAACAGAGTTGGACACCAATGCTGACGGAAGCACCACTATCACCCATACAAGCGAAGAGACAGGGGAGGAATTGATCATTGAGGTGCCCAAAGAGGATATGTGGGACCCCAATATTGACTCGTCCGCCGAGGAATATGAGAGAAGGGTCATGAAAAATAGGGAGCAAAGGGCCGCCGGGGTTGCCGACTAATGGTGATGTATCCGAGACATCATTGGGTAGCTAGCCAACTCGACTTGGTGAGTACCCCCAGTCGCAGGCCCCCAGCAGCCGGGTTTCTGAAACTCCAAGAAATGCGTGCCGGTGGCGTTCCACACGATGTAATAAGGGATTACGTCGGAAGAAAATCGGAAACCTTCGCGGCCATGGGCGTTCCGCCTGATAAGATTTCACAACACTGGGGTGCGCCAGAGCCGGATGATACCGAGATGCGGCGCTTGGAGGATCGCGAAAGATCCAGCGCGGTGTGGGACGGCCATGCGGACGCAACAGAGATGCCCGGTTTCTTTAAGGCGATGACGGAATACGGATACCCTGCCAGTTTGGCGGGTATGTACTTCAACGAAGCCTTGCCCGAAAAGCACCTGCCAGAAGACGCTCCGTGGAGTGCGGTTATCGGCGCTGGGCTTGGGGAGATAGTACCCGACCTACCTGTTTTTGGCGCGCCCTGGGCGCTGGGTCTGAAGGCCGGTGGTCCCAAGGGGGCGGCTGCGGCGTTCGCTTTTCACAGCGGCTTAAAGCAGGCGTATATCGACTCGCTGTCTCGCGGTGAGGTCGATGACTTCGACGAGTTTATGTATCGGGCCAGTTCTATGCGTAACGCAACTGTCAAGGGTGCCGGGATGGGTTACGCAGCCGGTTGGACGGGCGGCAAGATAAGGGCGTGGCCCGAGGTTGCGAAAAAGTGGTCAGTGGTGACCACCTCAAGCGGACAAAAGGTTACAAACGAGATCCTAGAGGAAATAGCGACTACCACCGCCCGCAGGGTGAGCGCGGTTGCAGCCCCGGTGGGAGAGGCGGGGGCGCTGACGGTGGCTGGTGGTGTCATCGCAAGCGCCGAGCAGGGCAGAATTGTAATACCAACGCGATCAGACTTCGTGCATAGTGCGGTGCTTATTGGTGCCCTGCATTTGGGTTCAAGGGGTGTGAAGATAAGTGCCAACGGGGTCATGAAACAAACCGGGACCGTGCTTCAAAGGCTCAGTAATGCCCGGAACGCCAGGGTACTCACAGCCAAACTGCAACGCATCTGGGCGCGTACCGGCGTTTCCCCGGAACAGGTTCGGGAGGACGCCCGTAGTGACCACTCCATCATCGAGGATCTGTCGAGCGGAAGGATTGTTCCTCGCCGCTATGAGGGAATGGTGGACGGTGCCGACGCCATCCTGGCGAGCGCAGCAGAGGTTGTGGCGCGCACGCGCAGCGCCAATGTGCGGCTATTGCGCCGAGAGTTAGAGGGCGTAAGCGTACAAGAGGCGAGGATGCTTCTCTCTCAACTTGAGGAGGCGGGCGTCTTGGGCGAACAGGTGTGGACTGGGGGATTCTTCAACCGCCCAGTCAAGGTGGATACAGTCGAGCAGGCCAGAGGATTGGTTAATGCAGAGGCAACCCTGCGGACCCCAGAGCAGCAAGTTCAGGATCTGGCGCGCCGCGCAGAGGCAGAACCTGTGCCCGAGGGCGAAGCGGCAGCAGCCACTACAAGGTCGTCCGTTATTGAGCAGCGCGTACAGATGAAGATCGCTGAACAGGTGCGACGTGGCGACAAGCCAAACGAGCAGCAGGTGCGCCTAGATGTGATCGCAGAAGATTTCGCATCCGGGTTTAAGTTGCCAATGGATATGCGCCAATCGCTCGTCGGCGTATTCAAGGCGTTTGCAGGATCACGACTTCGCGGCGAAGAGGCGCTGGATGTGTGGGTCGGGAGGTTGTCAGACGACGTGGGTCCGCTCGCAGTACGGGCAGAGGTGGTTGAGGCGGCTATCCACCGCCTGCGCCAAGAGGGGCTATTGCCAGAACCACCCCGCCCAGAATCTCCAGAAGTCGTGCGGGCACGCGAAGCAGTAGCAGCCATCCGCTCTATGAAGGTGGCAGAATTGCGCGAGAAGGGGTTGTTGCCCACAGCCAAGAGCAGGAAGCGTGACCTGATTGCCGCAGCAGAGAAGCGGGTTGAGGAACTGGCCCGCCAAGCCGAAACTGCCGCACCCAAGCCCGCCGAGCGCGCCCCGCTTGATGAGGTGTCTCTGGAAGAGCAGGTCGCGGAGATACAGGCGCTCATGGCCGAAACCCGCGCCGCTGACGTAAAGAAACTCGAGGGCCAGAGACGGCGACTGGATGCGTTACAGGAAAGGATCGGCAGGCAAAGGCGCGGCGAGCCGAGATATCCAGAAGAGTCGGAAGCGTCAATCGAGGTGGTGCGAGGGCACATATCGGACCCCGCTGGCAAACCTAGGACAAAATGGAGTTGGTCACAATTCTACAAGGAGTGGAAAGACCAGCACTGGTTCGCCAAAAAATACGAAGACATGATGGAGGGCGGCACAAGCGCACTTGGACCGCTAGACAGCGTTTACACGCTGTTGCGTCTCGGCCTGGGCGTCGAGGGTAAGGCCGCATTCGCCCTTGAGTGGGGCACGTTTAAGTTCGGAACCTTCGAGACAACGGGCCCTGGCCTGCGCCAGATACTGAAACCCGTGCGTAAGGACATTAGTAACTTGGATGTGTATCTGGTCGCAGCCAGGAGAGTGGAAGTTGGCGGTCGCTTGGAGAAAAAATACGGCCGAAAGAAGGCGGAGGAGATCGAGAGGAAGGCGGGAGATATCCCGATTAAAGATGCGCGCAGGTCAGTCGAAACACTAGAGAAGGAGTTCGGAAGTATCGCGGAAGAGTTGTACCAATATCAGGATAACATACTCCAGTATTACCGTGATGCTGGCATGGTAGACGCCTCTACATATAAGTTGATAAAGGAACTCAATAAAAATTACGTTCCGTACTTCAGGGTGTTGTTGCAAGAGCCGAGCGGGGTGGTCGGGGCTGGGAAGGGACTTCCTGGCGTTCGCCCACTGTCACAGAAGCTCTTCCGTCTCGACTTGGAGGGCAGCGAACTAAAGATTGGGAACCCAGTCGAGTCTATCATAAAGAACACGCACGCACTGATCTATGCCGCAGAACAAAATGCCGTCAGGGACGCTTTTCTACGACAGGTTCATAAGACGGGCTATGTAGAGGGCAACAAACAGGGCTTGGAGGTTCTTGCTAGGCGCGTCAAGGCGGAAACCAGAGCGATTCCGCTCTCACCCAGAGAAATTCTCCAACTAACCAAGCAGCTTAAAGATGGCGAGGTTTTGACGGCGGAACAAAAGTCTGCACTGGAGGAGGAGGTTTTCTCAATCTTCCGCCCAGACACAATTGTGCAGGGACAGAATCAGATTACTTGGTTCAGGGACGGCAAGCGGGAGGTTTGGGAAGTACCACCGGAGATTGCAGAAGTTCTCGAATCGACCAACCTGCAAGAGATGGGAATGCTCGTAAAGATTTTGGGAATGCCTGCACGAACACTTCGGGCCGGGGCTGTTCTGACCCCAGAGTTTCAACTTCATAATCCCCTTCGGGATACGATGGTTGCATTCATACAGTCTGATAATGGCTTCAATTTCATGGCAGACAGCATCTGGGGGGCGTTTGCCGTTGCCGGTAAGACGCAGCTTTATCGGCAGTGGATGCTAAGTGGCGGGGCAATGTCTGAATTGGTGGCTATAGACCGCCTCTTTCTGCGCTCCGACGTACAGCGTGCGACTGGACACACCTGGGACAAGGGCTATCGGAAGTTCGCTCGCAACGTGGTGCTAACTCCAATCGAGGCGTTGCGAATTGTGTCACAAATGACTGAGCAAATGACACGGGTTGGAGAGTTCGGCCGCGCATTGCGTAAGGACGGTCGGTCGATTTCCGTGTTCCGCCCAGACCTGCGAGCCGCAGCGAACGCCAGGGTTACGATGGGTCTGTATAAGGAAACAGCACAAGACGTATACGCACGACTGTCCCAGTCTAAATATACGCCTTGGATGGAGTCGAGGCAGATGCCCGAGCGGCCAGCATCCAAGGAAGACATTATGCGTGCGGGTCTGGCGTCTAGGGATATTTCTGTTGACTTCGGCCGCATCGGTACACGCGCTAGGTCCGTGAATAGGCTTGTAGCATTTTTTAACGCTGGCTTGGAGGGAACCGACAGGATGGTCCGGGCGTTAAGGGACAACCCGATACGCACGACTCTCCGGGCCAGTATGATCCTGTCTATGCCATCTCTCTATCTATACATCACCAACCAAGACGAATATGGTTGGGATAAGATCACAAGGCGGGACAGGGATCTGTTTTGGCACTTTCCCACCTATGTGGAAGACGAGAACGGCAATCTAATACCGGCCCCCAACGATGATGAGTACATCGAGAAGAATGGTCATAGTCGCCCGCTGACGGCGTGGCACAAGTTGCGTAAGCCGTGGACGTGGGGAATGATATTCGCGACCGGGCCAGAGCGGGCCTATGACTTTATTATCCGCGACGATCCGCACGCATTTGATGATTTTGAGGACGCGCTGCTGGCGTCCGCTGCATTTAATTTTGTGCCTCAAGCGGCACTCCCCGCTCTGGAAAGTTGGGCCAACAAGAGCGTCTTCAGTGGGCGGCCTATAGTCCCGGCAAATGTTCAGGGCCTGCTCTCACGGATGGAGCATACCCCACACACGACCCCCATCGCGATCTGGCTAGGGAAGCAACTTTCGACCTTGCCATTTGGTATCTCTCAATACGACCTGCCAGGGATAGGGCCACTGGACAGGAGCGGGTTGGCGTCTCCCGTCAAAATCGACAATTTCGTTCGCAACTGGTCAGCGGGATTGGGTCAGCACTTTACGGAGCAGTTGTCCAATGTGCTGGTGGCATCCGGCGCGATTGACCCCACGCCTGGGGCGCGTGCCGCCGAGGGTGCGGATGTGATTGGGATAGGGTCGTTTGTCTCGAGGACGGGTGGTTGGACAGATGACATGGTTCGATTTTCGGAAGCTGTGCGTGACTACACAGAGGTTGAGGATTCTGTGAAGAAGGCATATAGGGATCATGAGTTTGCGCTCGCGGAGGAACTGATAGAGCAATACACGGGTTCCGTTTTCGCGAGTAACGGGAAACCGCTTAGTGAGATGGGGTCGCCACCGACGAAAAAGTTCGCCGAAAACCTCCGTGACCTAAATTCTGTTTACAAAAATGTAGGCAAATTTCCGCTAAAGTTCATAACTCTGGAGCAGAGGACGCTTTACCAAGACGGTATTAGAAACGCACAACACTCAGTAGCCGTGCGGGGCTGGCAGCGGTGGGAGGAAATTCTCAACCGGGCAGAGGGGCGGGCGCGATGAAACACACACTCGCATACTTCGCCCTAGTCCTGCTGCTATCCTGCGCTCCGACTACACAGAACCCCACGAATCCCGAGGCGGATAGTCCCCTCGAGCTTGGGGGTGAAGTAAGCCCCCCGTATGGCTGCCTACTCTGGCGTGCGATGGAGGGAGAGGATGCCGACTGCTAGCTACATTGACTCTGTGATCCTCGCCTTCGATGAGGTGAACGATGGCTTCCGCTATGTGACGGACGAGGAGCAGCATGGACGGCGCGAGGATTGGCGTCTGCCCGAGGATTGTAGTGAGGTGACTGGCGACTGCGATGACTTCGCGATTGCGTGCAGGACAGTTCTTAAAGAGCATGGCTACAGGGCCAGACTTCTCTTCTGTAAGGCGGAAACGGGGGAGGGGCACTTGATATGCGTCCTGGGAAAGATGGCTCTGGACAATCGTATGCAAAGTCCAGTGGAGATTCGCAGTTTAATAAAGCGGGGGTACACGCTGGTGTCGGTGAGCGGCACGCAGCCCGGTGATCCCTGGAGAGAGATAGAGGACGCGGCATGACGATCTCGACAGCGACTAGCAGGGTCGAGTATGACGGGGATGGGGGCACGACGCCCTTCTCCGTCCCGTTCAGATTCCTCGTCAAGACGGATCTGGTGGTGATCCTGCGAAACGTGTCCGCCGAGACGGAAGCGACGCAGATTCTGACTACGCACTATACGGTGTTGGGTACGGGTGATTCGAGTGGTGGCACGGTTACGTTTGTAACGGCCCCACCCGTGGGACAGAGGGTTGTGATCTATAACGATCCGCCGCTTACCCAGTCGGTTGACTATGTGTCCGGCGATCCCTTCGGTGCGGAGACACACGAGGGTGCCCTGGACAAGATGACTGTGCAGCAGCAGCGCACTCGAGAACTGTCCGAGCGTGTACTGCGATTGCCCGATGCCCACACTGATGGCTCCGGCGCGTTCGATGCTAACGGGAACAAGATAAGCGACTTGGGCACACCCACAGCGACAACCGATGCGACAACGAAAACCTATGTCGATGCGTTGGTTCACAATACCTCGCTGGGCGATCCCCCTAATGAATGGTTGGTTGACGGCATTATTGCAACCGGATCGAGCACTGCCCGATTGCTAGAAGTACGCTTCGGCGAGATCAAGAACGTCATGGATTATGGGGCCGTGGGGAACGGGATTGCTAATGACACCGCAGCGATCCAGGCTGCAATCACAGCGGCGGGCGCGACTGGCGCGGTGTTCTTCCCGGCTGGCACATACTTTTGTTCTGCGGTGACATGGACACCCGTCGTAGCGACGAATAATCTGACGCTGTACTCAGATTCGGACGCTGTGATTAAGGGGACTGCTGCGCTCGTCTTCGTGCAGCCTGCGGGTGGCGACGTACTATTTCGTGGGCTTACGTTCGATACGTGGCAGTCGGTGATTTCCAACGCATTTGACGACACGGGTACTACTGAGTCGCTGGAAGTGCGCGACTGCACGTTAATGAACATCGAAGGCGTCGCGATTAACCACGAACGTCCGATCAATCGGTGTCGCGTGGCGAATAATAACTTTACCGATGTGAGTAACTACGCGATACGGATTGGTAGAAATGTGTACGCTGAGCAGGATACGTGGCAGCATATCTCTATCCTGCACAACGTCGCGAAGGGGATCCAGGCGACTGGTTCAACTGATGCCGCTTTTGTGATCGTTTACGGCAAGTATGTGACGATTACAGGCAACCATATCGAAAATGTGGACGCGGATTCCGGCGAGGCGTGGGGCATCTATACAAAGAGCCGCTGGACAGTAATTAGTGAGAACACCGTTAGAGATGTTGTCTCTGCGTCTGGCGGAATTTACTACATCAACATCAAGGGTTCTACCAGACAGCAGACTGTATCCCCGCAAGGCTTTGCTGTGGTTTGTTCCGCCAATATGATTCACGGGAATGGCGCGGGCAGTGGTGGCACCGGGATTCGGATGCAAAACGATGAGATATGCGTGACGGGCAATGTGGTGGATGGTGTCAAGCGTGGCATCAGTACATCGTCCGGCAGCACTGAGTATCGACACTCTACAATCGCAGATAATAACATTGTCTGCCCCGATACTGCGAGCGGTGTATATGGCATCAACCTCGTGGGCGAAGCATCAGGTGTTACGTGTACAGGCAATATGATATTCCAGGGCGAAGTTGGCATTAGGATCGCTTGCACTGACACCGTAGTAAGCGGGTGGATTGTAGATAGAAATGTTGTGAGAGATGCGACTGCCGGGATCACTAGCAACTCATCATCCTACATAGATGACATCAGTATCTCAGGGAACGTGATTACGGGATACGGAACTTATGGCATCCGGGTGGGCGAGATGAGGCGCGTGCGGATTCATGACAACACGATTGAGGAAATAGCGGACGCCACGAACGCGCTGGACTTCCAGAACACGGAGCAGTTGCTAGATGCGTCTATACGACACACAGCCATATTCCAGACAGACGACGCCACAGTACGAAATCTCGTAGATTTTAGGGTGGCCGACGATTCTGCCGTGCATGTTAGGGTGTCCGCGACTGCGATGAAGGCTGATGGCACAGAACGTGCCCTCTACGGCATTGGCGGCTTGTTCTACCGGGATGGTGGCTCTGTGACTCAGCAGGGGGCCAGCTATGACATTATGACAGCCATCGAGTCGGATGCCACTTGGGGGGGGATTACGTTCAACCCAACCACCGATGCGCTTCTTCCGCGAGTGCAGGGGGCGGCAGGTACGGATATAAACTGGACGACTACTGTCGAACTCTCAACGGTTGCCGTGCAACCATGATCACAACTGAAGGACGTAACGCATGACAATCTCTAGCGTACAGAACAGGGTTACTTATGAGGGCAATGGCGTCACCGTTGTCTTTGCCGTCCCGTTCCGGTTCTTGCAGCAGAGTGACCTCGTGGTTCTCCTCCGAAATGATACCTCCCTAGTGGAGACAACGAAGGTACTGGATACGGACTACGAGATTGCCGGTGATGGGGATGCTGGAGGCGGCACGGTGACGTTCCTGATTAAGTTCGAGGAACCTGCCACTGGTGAAACCGTGGTCATCTACAACGATCCGCCCCTGACGCAGACAGTAGACTACAGATCGGGTGACGCCTTCCCAGCCGAGACACACGAGCAAGCTCTGGATCTGGTTACGCTCCAGCAGAAGAGAACTCGAGAGATTACGACCCGGGCGCTATTGCTTCCAGATTCTCATACCGATGGCTCCGGGGCGTTTGATGCGAATGGCAACAAGATCAGCGATCTGGGTACGCCTACTCTGGTGGGCGATGCGACGACGAAGACTTACGTCGATACCGCGATTAACAACGCGGGCCTGAGTGAACCCACCGGCTTGATAGCTACGGGGTCCGACACATCGCGCACCCTGGCGGCCCGTTGGG